CACATACGATGTATACTCATCCGGCTCTGAAGAAATTCATAAGTTGGAGTCCTTTCAGGCATACAAGGGCAAGTTAGATTTAGTCTTTACTTCTCCTCCGTATTTTAATAGAGAAGCCTATTCGGAAGATGCAGAGCAATCTTATAAGAAGTTTAGTACATACGAATCTTGGAGAGATGGTTTTCTACGACCAACTCTAGAAACATGTGTGTCGTATCTAAAGGCAGATCGTTATCTACTATGGAATATAGCAGACTTGTTAATTTCTGGAGAATATCTGCCACTAGAACAAGACTCTAAAGATATATTAGAAAGCCTTGGTATGAAGTTTAAAGGCGTATTGAAAATGGGTCTTGAATCAATGCCTGGTCAAAATCGGTTAGATGAAAATGGTGTGCCTAAGTGTAAAAACTATTGCAAAGTCAACGGAAGTTATGTAAAATACGAACCTATCCTCATATTCTATAAACCAAATGATTAAACAAAACGCTGAAGACATTTTCTACGGTAAAGAACCAAACTGGAAGCACTGGACACCGGAAGACTTTAAAGATACCGATAAGGTAACTTGGTCAATCGCTCTTGCTGCCAATTGGTATAATGTTCGCTATACTGAACGCGACTATCGCATTGCTGTGTTGGAGTATGTTGATCGACTCAAGATCGAAGATGGAGAGTATGTTCATAGGCTAAACACAGACAACTATGAATTTAGAAGCATTGGCGGAAAATGCCAAGCAGCTAATAAAGGTTGTATTCTTCCTGAGCAGTTTCAAGACATAGTAGATTCTACTATTCTTACATTGATTGCTCGTGGTAAGTGTATTTCTGTTGAAGAAAAAACAGATGAACCTATCTCGGTGAGAAGCCGTGTTATGAAACAATCTTGTATATTGGCTTCTGAATTGGAAGAAGAGATCGATGACTATATGGAATATATTCTAGGATCTCGTGATTCCTATAAGAAGTTTGATATGGAACAATGGATTAAATCTGCTGAACCAAGCGGAATGCATTGTGAATTTATGCTTCAGACATTTGATCATCGCACAGAAGAATTAAAGATGGCTCTTCTTGGCGAAAATGAACAATTGCTTGAAGGATATAATTACCTAAGCAAAGCTCAGCTCAGAAAGTTCTATGACTTTAACAAACTAATTTGCGATCACCTTAAACTTCATATGTCAATTATGAAGAGTAATCGTAAGCCCCGCAAGAAGAAAAAGAAGAAGCCAGAACAAGTTGTCAAGAAGCTAAAGTATTTGGTAAAAGATACTGCAAGCGGTGCTGAGTCAATTCTTCCGGAAGAAATCATTGGAGCTTCTACGGTTATTGTGTATAACACAAAGACGCATAAGGCATCTATATTCTATGCAGATACCACAACGGCTGGTATTTCCGTAAAGGGTTCTACAATTGTTGGATTTGATACTGCAGCATCAAAAGAAAAGGCTATTCGGAAACCAACAGAATTTATAAAAACAGCAAAGAAAGATGGTGTTCGTTCTATAAATAATGCATGGAAAGCAATAAAGACAAAAGAGTCTCTTCCAACTGGTCGAATTAATGCACACACACTCATTCTGCGATCAATTAAATGACATCATTTGATAATTTAAATTTTAAAGGTGCCTATCGTGCATACGATGCTGATGGCAAACTTATTAAATATAAAATTGGAGATTCTGTAACCTACAAGGGTAGCACATATGTGGCAAACCGTATCGTCACAGAAACTTCTCCTGCTCATGGAGAGGTTGGTGGTTGGACTTCTTTACAGGGTGGAGGAGTTTCCAATATTCGTTTCTATTGGGGTGGCACACGACCAATAAAGGCAAATATTGGAGATGAATGGTTTGATCTTGTTAGTGCGAAGACATACAAATATCTTAGTGATGGAAATAGTGAACAATGGGTTAATATCTATTGACATTGGTTTGTGTCTTGCTATACTATGAACAAAGAGGTGCAACATTATACTTTTAGATAACAATCAGATCATTCTCGCAAGTATCTTTCAATCAATGAAAGAATTTCCAGAACTAAATGAAGATGCCATTAGACATATGGTTCTCAATACCTATAGAAAATACAATTCAGAATTTCGTGGAAAGTATGGACAACTTGTAATCTGCAACGATTCTAGTAATTGTTGGAGAAAGAAAAGCTTTCAACAGTACAAGCAAAACCGAAAGAATAATCAAAAGAAATCTGATATAGATTGGGATGCTGTTTACACAAGTCTGCACAACATTCGTCAAGAAATTCGTGAAGTCTTTCCCTATAAAAGTATAACTGTTGAAACTACAGAAGCAGATGATATTGTTTTTGTGTTGGCAAAACATTATCACAAGCTAGAAGAGATTCTAATTTTGTCTAATGACAAAGACTTTATGCAGCTTGGCATATTTGAGAATGTTGTTCAGTATAGTCCTCTAAAGAAGTCTTACATTAAGACAGAGAATCCAAAGATGTTTCTCTTAGAACACATTATTCGTGGGGATGTTTCTGATGGAGTGCCAAATATTCTTTCAGACGATGACACCTTTGTTAATGCCGATAAGTCTCAAACAAGACTAACAACTAAAGTTATGTCTAAGGCAATGGATGATATCATGAATGACCGCATTCAGGAACTTCCATTCTATGAAAGAAATAAAACTGTTATTGATTTGTCTTGTATCCCATCTGATCTTGAAGATCAGATCATCAGGGAATTTGAAAAACCAATTGTTGGTTCTAAGTCTAAGGTTATGACATACATGATCGAAAAGAAACTCAAAAGTTTATTGGAAAATATCGAGGATTTTTAATGTCAGACTTTTACAAAGGAAAACAACCGGATAACAGCGACTTTCGCCGAACTGTGAAAAAGACAAGAGTGAAGAAAGCTCGTGGAGATAGGCACGACACTCGTCGGCTTATGGATGATTTTAAGCATGGAACTATTGACATTGAAGATATTATGGATAAAATGGAAACTGAGGATGAAACATGACAACTACTAAAAACATTATGAAAATTTCAAAACAAACACTGGCGATCTTTAAGAATTTTACTTCAATCAATTCTAACATTCTTGTTAAGCCAGGAAGTAGCATTGCAACAGTTGCTCCTGCTAAGAACATTATGGCAGAAGCAAATCTATCGGAAATCTTTGATATTGAGTTTGGTATCTGGGATATGAATAAGTTCTTAGGAACTGTATCATTGTTCAAGGATCCGGAATTTGAATTTCACAATAAGTTTCTGACATTGTGTGGTAGCAGTAACAAGTCTGTTCTGAAGTATTATTATTCAGAACCAAAGCTTCTTACGGTTCCTACCAAGAAGATTACTATGCCAGATGCTGCAATCACATTTGATCTAACAGAAGCACTGTTCGATGAAATCGTTCGAGCATCATCTGTTCTACAACTTCCACATCTTTCCATCACTAAGAATGAAGATGGCAGCAAGATCATCGGAGTTGTTCGTGATCTTATGGATCCAACCTGCAATAGTTACACAGTAAATTTGGGTGACTGTTCTACTCCTGCTACATTCAAGTTTGATTTCCGTATTGAAAATCTTAAGTTTATGCCAGGAGAATACGAAGTCAAGATTGCAAAGTCTGCTATTAGCCAATTTACTCACAAGGACATTCCTTTGAAGTATTGGGTTGCACTTGAAACCTCTAGTTCGTATACTGCTTAAGTAGGAAACTTTGTCTAAAGGGACGATTGGGTTTCCAGTCGTCCCTTTTTTATTGGAGATTTATTATGAGTGAAATTAATCTATTTGTAGAAAAATATCGTCCAAAGACCATTGATGAATGCGTTCTTCCATTGTCTCTTAAAAAGACATTCAAGGAGATCGCTACTAGTGGTGAATGCCCAAATCTTTTGCTTTCCGGAAAGGCAGGAACGGGAAAGACGAGTGTTGCTCGTGCCTTATGTAATGAACTTGGTGCAGATTGGATCATTATCAATTGCTCCGAGGATGGTAATATTGACACACTCCGAACAAAGATTCGGCAGTTTGCTTCTACCATCTCTTTGTCTAGCAATACCAAAGTAGTAATTCTTGATGAGTATGACTACTCTAATGCTCAGTCCATTCAACCAGCTCTTCGTGGAGCGATTGAGGAATTTGCAAAGAACTGCCGATTCATCATTACTTGCAACTACAAGAATCGAATCATCGAGCCAATTCATTCTCGATGCACCTGCATTGACTTCAATATTCCTGTCAAGGAAAAGCCAGAGATGGCAAAGCAGTTCCTGTCTCGCTGTGAGTACATTCTCAACAAAGAGAAGATCACATTTGACAAGAAGGTGCTACCACAATTGATTATAAAGCACTTTCCTGACTTCAGGAGGACTTTGAACGAACTTCAGCGATATTCTGCTGCAGGAACAATTGATATTGGTATTTTGAGCGAAGCAGGGGAGTTACGAGTCAAGGATCTTATGACTCATATGAAGGACAAGAACTTCAGTTCAGTTCGGTCTTGGGTGGTGTCTAATCTAGACAACGATCCCCAACACATATTCCGAAAGCTATATGATGGTTTGTATGAGCACCTGAAGTCTGCTTCAATTCCAAATGCCATTCTGGTTATAGCAGAGTATCAATACAAATCGGCTTTTGTTGCAGATCAAGAGATCAATCTGATGGCTTGTGTTGTAGAACTGATGATGGGGTGTGAATTCAAATGAAATTGACAGACTACCTGACAGCAATCAATTACTCAAAGGAGAGCCTATTGGAGGGGGAAAACAACCCCAACGAAAAGGAGTATGCACCGTATATCATAAATCGGTGTCTATCGTACTTTCCGGATACGGTTATGCAATGTAATCAGATGAATGAACTTCCCTCTATTGGGAAGAGAATGCATTTCGACTACCTGCGTTTGTCTGTGCGTCAGCGTAAGCGATACAGCAAGTGGTTGAAAGACGAAGAGAACGAGTTGTTGGATATGCTAAAACTTGCATATGATTACTCTCATATTCGAGCCAAGGAAGTCCTACCTCTTTTGTCCAAAGAAGATATAGAACTACTCAGAAGTCAGACATTCAAAGGTGGCACTCAAAAGTAGCCATTTTCTACATATCTGTGCCTGGAATGAAAGGGTCAGATTATTATAGAAATGGTTTTACTATGGAACACACGGAAGATATTTTTGAAGGTTATGGAGTAGAAATCAGTTTAGCGCACGAGGATGACTTTCTTAAAGTAAAAGAAACTCTCACGCGCATTGGTGTCTCTTCTCGTGTGGAAAAAAAACTATATCAAAGCTGCCATATCTTACACAAACGAGGAAGATATGTTATACTTCATTTCAAGGAGCTTTTAGCTCTTGATGGGTTAGATACTGATACAAGCGAAAGCGACATCGGAAGACGAAATACTATCGTAAAACTTTTAACAGAATGGGGATTGCTCACTCCATTGACAGATAAATACAAAGACAATCAGCTGAGTATTGCACAGTTGAAAATCATTCCTTATAAGGAAAAAAAGGAATGGGAATTGATTCCTAAGTATCATATCGGAAAGTAATCTTTATATTATGCAAACTCAAGTGATAAGTTATTTTTGTGATGTAGACGACAAAACATACTACAGCGACCACGCAAAGCGATTCATTGAAGAATGTACTCGCTTTTCTTTGCCATATGATGTGGTGCATCTTGAGTCACAAGGCACCTACCAAAACAATTGCCTGATTAAACCTAGCTTTATATACTCAAAATTAATGGAGCATAAGAAACCACTCATGTGGTTGGATATCGACACTTACATATGCAAACCACCTGTTGCGTTTGAAAACTTGAGTACCTTGGGTGTAAACATTGCAGTTGCATCTACTGATGTAAACAATTTAGTGCGAATCAAAGCATCTCCTGTGTGGCTTAATTATAATGTTGAGACTTTACAATTTGTTAAAACTTGGATAGATGAATGCCAAAAAGTCAGAGCATTGAAAGGCAATATATTTGATCATGAAACTTTTTTACACTGCTTGGGTAAATATCTCAAAGAAAGAAAGATCGCTATTCTTGGAGAAGAATATTGCCAATGGCCTGGTGCTCAGACTTCTAATACAGTACTCATGATGGGATTATCTGATATGCCATCCAAGAAGGAAGTATTAAAAAACATGGGATATAACGATGATCTGATCGAGTGGCAATCGCCGGGTGATTCTTTCTTACGAGTTAATTCATGAATATTTTATATGGATTAGGATTTCCATTTGAGCCTCAGCACTCTTCTTGCTCTACTCGTAAACCAAAGAATTTTCAATGGGAAATTCCACCATATCAAAATTTAAATACATTAGTGCTAATGGACAATATAATACCATTGTACAAATCCATATCTGTTGATGTGAATAATCTATATGGCTGGGTGTGTGAGTCTCGTTCTATTGTTTCTGATACTTCAATATTTTTGGCTCAGAATTATAAAGAATTAGAGAACAAATTTAAACGCATATTTGTCTCTGATAAACAGTTAGTTAGTTTGTCTTCTGTGTTTCAATATTGCCCAGCTGGCAGTAATTTACCGTGGATACCTGAGAGTCAGTATTCAATATACCCCAAGACTAAGTTAGTAAGCATGGTTGCGTCTGCTAAACGAATTACTAAAGGACATATGATTCGTCATGGATATGCAGAACGATTCAAAGATCATCTAGACCTCTTTGGTGGTGCTTGTGGTTCTCCTCGTCTTCCTGACACAGATCCAACTCAACCTTGGATGAGCAAGATGTATGGTCTTAATGATTACATGTTCTCTGTTGTTGTCGAGAATGATTTCTATGATAACTACTACACAGAGAAGATAACTGATTGTTTTGCAACTGGAACTATCCCGGTATACTTGGGAAGTCCAACAATAAGTGATGTTTTTAATATGGATGGCATTATTCAATTAGATGCTAATTTTAATATTAATACATTGACAACAGAACTTTATGCATCTAAGATAGATGCGGTTCATGATAATTTGAATCGTGTTCTTAATTTGAAAATGGCTGATGATTGTCTGTGGAGTATGATGGCATGAATTACTATACCGAATATTGGGATTGTGGAAACGAAGACAGAAACTTTGAAGTAATTACTTGTATTAATAGAAATATTAAATCTAATTTTTTTGATAATATATTCATCTTTTCCGAAACAGAAGAACAGAGATTATTAGAAAAACCTATAAAATCACCAAGAGTAACGTATCAATATGTTTTTGATAATAGTATAGAAGGAATTAATGTATTTTGTAATTCTGATATAGAGTTTGATGAAACTATAAAATTAGCTGAAAATATAAAACATGATGAATTCTATGCTTTAACAAGATATGAAGATAATATGAAATTACATAAATTTGACGATCCATATAAAGGACAAGATTCCCAAGACGTTTGGATCTGGAGAGATGCTTGTAAAATTAAAAATGCTAATTTTTCTTTAGGTTTGCCTGGATGCGATAATAAAATTGCCTATTTTGCTGCATTGAATGTATACACAGTTAAAAATCCATCACTGTCTATTAAAACATATCATAGACATGCAACAAAAATAAGAGATGGTTCATCAGCAGATTTGTCAAAAAGATTACCTCCACCATATGCAATGGTTCCAGTAAGTCAAATTTAAATAGAAAGAATTATTCCTTGAAAATATACACATTATATTCAAACTCTCATAAGATTTTATTCGACAATTTCTTTTTGCCTTCTTTACAATCTTCAAATTCTGATTTAGAATTGATATGTAAAATTTCTGAACAATTTTGTTCTACTGGTAATTATATGGAAAGCGGATGGAAAGAGACTATGATTGAAAAAGATGAATTTATTATTCAATCTTTAGAAAACGCAAAGCCTAATGAAATTATAATTCATTCAGACATTGATATTCAATTTTTTAAAAATATCAATGAAAATTTTAATTTTAGTATTTTTGATAATTATGATATATTATGTCAAGCAGATGGCCCAAATACTGGTTGCTTTGGATTTATGATGATGAAAAATACAGAAAATTTAAAAAATATGTTTAAAAATATTTTGCATATTATAAAAATGCAAAATGATGATACTATACAACAATTAAATGATCAGAGTGTATTGAATCAAATTTATAAAAAATTTAATGTAAATTTAGGATTACTAGATTATCGATTTTTTAGTAATTGGATGACATATAATTTAAATAATAGTAAATTTTTATTTCCAGATTTTAATTCTGTAGATTCTTCTAATATTCCTTCAAATTTAATTCTACATCATGCTAATTATGTTATTGGAGTTCAAACAAAAATAGATCTAATGAACAAGATAAAAGGTTATCAGAAATAATGTTAAAATTATTAATAACTGGATCTAATGGATTTATTGGTAAAAATTTAATTGAATTTTATTCCAATACTTACGAAATTATAGAACAAAATAGATCAATTCCAATCGATGATGCATTAAATAATAAGCCAGATTTAATCATAAATTGTGCTGCTAGTATTTATGATGAAGCGGATATGTTTGATTCAAATGTCAATTTAGTACACAAATTAATTAATTATGTCAAAAATAATAATACAAAAATGGTTCATGTTGGATCTTCTGCTGAATACGGAAGAAAGCCGTATGCAACAAAAGAAACAGATTACTTAGATCCAACAACTATATACGAAGCAACTAAAAGTGCAGCAACAATGTTGTGTGTAGGATATGCCAGATCTTGTAATTTATCGATAGCAGTTGCCCGTCCGTATAGTGTTTATGGAAACCACGAAAAGTCTTATAGGCTATTTTATAAACTTTATAATGCTTTTGTAAAAAATGAACCAATGATCCTTTATAATGGATTTCACGATTTTATTTATATAAAAGATTTTATAAAAGGCATTGATACTCTTCTTCATGCAGATCATGATAAAATGAAAGGTGATGTTGTAAATTTTGGTTCTGGAAAACAATATTCTAATTTTGAAATATTAGATATTTTTAAAAAAATATTAAATCAAGATCCAAAAATTACTATAAATAATAGTACGAATAAGAGTTTTGAATCTGACATTTGGGTATGTGATACTCAGTATGCAGAACAAAAATATAATTTTAAGTGTGAGTATAGTATAGAAGCTGGTATAGTAGACTTTATTAAAGAAAAGGAAATATTATGAAAAATTTGAATATGAGCATGGATATATTAGGTAGCGATGGTAAAAATATTAATATAATGTTGGATGATATGGAAGTTCGAAATCATATTTTAAATCCAACTATTTCACACGAAAATGCTGTTATTAAAGTAAAAAAAATCATAAAATGAACATATATTTTACGAGTTTTTGTTTTATCAAAAAC